GTTTGTTTTACGGGCACTAATGTGCGCAAGCGGGTGGCAGTAGCTTCAAGTTCAGCAGGAGTTGCATCAGAAGCACTAGCGCCAGTGGTAAAGGAGTTTGGTCCAGTAGTTTCGACGATCAACATTTCAGTTGGATCCTTATCGTCGAGTGGTACATCGGTTTCAACGATGTGATTGAGGCGGGAATCGTCAAATAGAGTGGGAATTTGTGCGTGCATGATCATGGATTCAACACAATCAATGCCGTGTTTGTCAATCCCGTAAATGTCATACAGTTGTAAATAAATGTCTTGATGAATGTCCATCATACGCGGCATGTGAGGCCGGTAATCCTTGTCTTTAGGATTGTAATATGGAGCGAGATGGGCAGTTAAATCAAGAATGCGATTAACAACGGCACGAAGGATTGGGATATGGTTGACGTCCTGAATTAAGCCTAAGGCTACTCCGCGGAGCCAGCGCTTCATTAGAAGACCGCTGTATTCAAGATGACGGCAGTAGAAGGTTTTGTACATAACCCTTCCGATTTTCGGGCCCCAATAAAGTTCACCATCCCCAGCGAGATAATAACGACCAGAGCAAAATTCAGCATCAAAAACACTCTTGCGAATATTGACTTTGGGAGTGAAACCCATTTCACGGAGAAAGATCGAACAGTTCAGAAAATAGTCATTGGCATACTTTGCAGTAACTTTTGACACATTGTCATCACCGAGGACCTTAATCATGAAATTGGTTTTCACTGAATCCCAAAGTTTTGGACAAGAATAAGTTAGGTGTGAATTGGCGTAAGGGTCATTTGTTTTGGTGCAGATCCGACAAGCTTGGCAAGGTGCCAAGTCAAGAACACTGTTGCATTTAGTACAAGCTGGACCATGTTGTTTGTAACATTTCAAACAAACTGCAAAGCGACAGCGGTTGAATGTGTCATGAACAGCATAAAGAGGGCCAGATGAATTAGTGCAATAGCGAGTCTTGGCATTGGGACAACGGCCATAAGTAATGGCGACAGGGTCAAGCAAGGGATCGAAAGGCAAAACATGGTCACCATCCAGTTCAACAACAGTCATAGCAGCGACACCCAAATGGGTGCTGCCATTGGTCATGCTGTTGCTGGTGCCGGTCCAAAAGTCGCCAGATTTCAATTTGAAGGCAACTTTGTAATGGACACCATGAGGTGTGACGCCAATCGTTG